CAATCAAATTAAAATTAAAGGGAAATGGTATGATGATTTTAATGCAATAAATAATTCACTTAACAGACAAGTTTCTACATTAGATTGTAGACATAGAACTTTTGCTATTGTTGTTGGTGTTAGTAAACCTGAATATACACAAGAGCAACTTGATGAAGATAAAAAGAAAAATTTAGATGGTTTTGATTTTGATGGTAAGCATTACACAATGTATGAAGGTACTCAACTTCAAAGAAATTTGGAACGTGCTATTAGAGAACAAAAAGATATACAAATTTTAGGAAAATCTAGTGGCAATATTGATTTAATAAGTCAATCACAACTGAAAATTACACAATTAACTAGAAAATACAAACAATTGAGTGATATTAGTGGATTACCTACTAAAGCACAAAGACTTCGTGTTAGTGGGTATAGAAGAAAGAGAGTATAATATGTTTAGATTATATGGAGATATAAAAGGTTGGGAATTAATAAAACGTAGTGAAGATGAATTCGAAATAATTGATGCTTTAGGAGATTCCATTAAAAAGCATAAACAAATAAATTACATTATAATAAAAAGTGAAAATGGTTCAGATTTTACTTATAAAGTTATTTATAGAAAAGAACAATACTATGAATATTTGTATGAATATAGAAATAGAATTGAAAGTTGCCAAAATTTAATTAAGATGATATAATGTAATTGAGAAGTTATTCTCAAGGCTCAATTTTACTCTAACGTATATTGGAGTAAACCCGTGTTCGACACAATGTCGGCATTAGAACATAGAAATATGTTCTTTTTTTGTTGACAATTATATAATTATATGATAATATGATTATAAGAAAGAGAGGTGTGAATGATGAAAGATGTTAAAGAAATGACTAAGAAAGAATTAATGGAATTAGAAAACTTTATACCAAAAGAAAATTTTACAGGAATAGTAATTGTTCCAATGAATTATAAACATGATAGTGGTTATCAATGTATGAAATATATTCTTTTAAATCATAATGAAATCGTTGGTGTTTTAGGTGGTGGTAGCGATGTTATGCACATTAATGGAATTGGTGGTTATGGTAAAAATCCTGATTATACAAGTAGAATTATAAGAGCACATGATTTGAGAATTGATTGTTTGCCAAAAAGTAAATGTTTAAGATTATTTAGTGATGAACCAATGGAACTTGATAGCATGTTTTGTGGTAGTGATTTTATATGGTATTTTAAAAATTAAAAGATTTATTTAAGGAGGAAATATGATTGATGGAATAATTGATAGAATAATTGATTTTTTTGATAGTATTTTTGGTGTTGTAGGAATTGTGGTCTTTTATTTAATATTTGGTACACTATTATTTATTATTATTAATTTTATATTTTAAAAGTGAGGTGGAATGAAATGAAAGATTTGGAAATATTAAATAAAGATATAAAAGATGAAGATATTGATTGGTTATATGGTGGCAAAGAGTTTAAAATAACAAAAGAACAAATAAAAGCATTATTAAATGGACAAAAATTATATGGGACAGTAAATGATGAATATGCTTTTACAATAGAACTAAAAAAGGAAGTGTCGTAAATTGAAAATAAAAATAGATAAAATTGTTAAGAAAGAACATTTATTAAATATCTATATAAAAATTCCTTTTTATAAAAGATATAGAGATTATATAAATTATTTTAAACAATTTGAAGATAAAGAAAATTATAATTTTATGGAACCATGTTTAGATATTGATGGAAAACATATTATAATGACTTTTGTTTTAAGAAATAAAAAAGATATTGAGCCATATATAAAAGGAAGTGGAGTAAATGAATGAATTAGAAAAAGCATTAGAACAACTAAATATTAAATATGAAACAAACGGAAAACAATATAAGATACCTACAACAAAAGAAAATCTAGTAGAATTATTAAAAGGTTATATAGCAATGACAGATTATTTACAATCCAAAATAGACAAGGCAAGAAAAATAATAGATAGATATTCAAGAGTAGTTGATTATGATGATGAAGTTTCTATTGATGTCTTGTATGAAATTGATGATGCTTTAAAGGAGGATAAATAATGTCAAAACTAGCAAAGAATATGTATAGATCACTTAAAACAGGTGAAAGAAGATTAAATTGTTATTTAATACATATACCAAAGGAAATAGTAAATAAAACTGATTTAGTAGATAAAGAACTTAAAATAACTTCAGACAACAACAAAATAATAATTGAAAAGGCGTAATTTGTCTTTTTTTTAATTCAATGGTATAATTTATATTGGTAAGAGTAACTAGGAGGAATTATGACACAAACAATAATTAATACGGCAATAAGTTTTGTTGTAGGTAGTATTTTAACTTATTGTGTTGGTCGTATTAAACATTACAAAAAGAAATTAAACCAAAAAACTGAAAATGAGAAAGTGCAAAACATAGCACTTCAAACAATTTTACAAAGTCAATTGACAAACACATACTTTGTATATCAAGAGTTAGGCGAGATTCCAGATTATGTATATAAAAACTGGCTTAATATGTTAAAAATATATGAAGAATTAGAAGGAAACGATTATATTCACACACTTGCTGAAAAAATGAAAAGTTGGAAGATAATTAAAACTGATATTTTAAAATAAGTACTAAAATAGTACTTTTTTTCTTGCATTTTTTTAATTTTTAGTATAATATAGCACACTCAAGAGGGGGAGAAGGTTTATGAAAAGGGAACATTATTATTTTGATATGCCTCAAGAAACTTATGATTTTATTATAAAAAAGGGTTTATTAAAAGAAAGTAAAAAAGAAAAGACTATATTAGATTTATGTTTACAAGGCAAAAGCATAAAAGAAATTATAGTAAAAACAGGTTATTCACAAAGAACAGTAAATTATAGAAAAAAAGATATTTATGAAAAAGTTTCAAAATATTTTTTTTAAAATTGTTTTTTGCATTTAATTGCACTTGTTTGCATTTTTTTGCATTATGTTTGCGTTACATAATAATAAAAATAGTGTATTATAACTCACCAAAAGAGGGATAATATGTTAGAAAAGTTAAAAGTAAAGGCGATATATGATGATTTTATTAAAAATGTGTCATTAACTGATGAACAAATTAAAATATTAAATATGTTATTAAATAAGGAAAAGATAATTAAAATAAGTATGGAAATAGGTGTGAGTGAAAGAACAGTAAATTATGAAATAAAAAAAATAAAAAAATTATATGAAGATTATTACAATTTACAATTATATAAAGTAATGCTTTTATTATAATTGTATTTTTTTTGCATTTTTATAAGGACTAAAAGAAGTACACTGTAATTGAAAGGAGATAAAGAAAGCGAAAATAAAACTTTGCAAGTATTTATCTTTTTTCTTTTATATAAAGGAGATGAAATAATGTATAACAATCCTTACATTTATAGTCAACAAGCAAATGTGGATAGATTAAACGAACAAATTAATAATTTAGAAAGAATGAAAGCACAAATACAACAACCACCAGTACAACAACCTATTACTCAAAATTTTCAATTAGCACCTACTAATAGAGATGTTATTAGATATGCTACTTCAATTGATGAGGTGCAAAGAGATATGGTTTTAGGTGATACACCATATTTTAGCAAAGATATGTCAGTTGTATGGGTTAAAAATACAAAAGGTGAAATTAAAACTTACGAATTAAATGAAATTACATTAAAAGATGAAAAAGACATTAAAATTGATTTTTTAATGGCACAAATTGAAGAATTAAAAAAGGAGATGAAAAACAATGAATCCAATGCAAATATTGATGAATCAAGTGAAGATGAGGAACCCTCAAATGTTCAAACAATTTCAAAATCTTCAAAGAAATCAAAATGATCCACAAAAATTATTAAATGAAATGATGGGTAAATATACTCCAGAACAGAAAAAACAATTTATTCAATTTGCAAATAATTTTGGAGTTAATGAAGAACAATTAAATAAATATGGTATCAACTCAAAATGAGTTTGATATAGATTTAATTAGAAAGGTGGTGAAATAAATGAACGGAAATTCTGGAATAGTTCCTACTGTGGATTTAGCAACTAACAACAACAATGGTTTTGCTTATCCAGTATATCCTATGATGTACGGAAACGGTGGTGGTTTTGGTAATGGAATGTTTGGAGGAGATGCTATTTGGCTAATCGTTTTACTTGCACTAATCTGGAATGGTAACAATGGAAACGGTGGTTTCTTTGGTGGAAACGGTGGTTTTGACAATGGTTATGCATGGCTTTCTAACGGACAAAAAGAAATCATGAACAACACTAACAACGGATTTGATACTTTACATTTAAGTAATCAAATTGAAGGCACTAGAGATGCAGTAAATGGTTTATCAAATCAAATTTGTAGTTCAACTGCTAGTGTAAACAGTAATATCACAAATGGTTTCTATAATGCTGAAATAAGTGCAAATAATCGTGCTGTAAATCAAATGCAAGATACTTGGGCTTTAAGTAGACAATTAAGTGATTGTTGCTGTGAAAATCGTTTGGCTACTTGTCAAACTCAAAACATAGTTCAAAATGAAGGAAATGCAACAAGATTTGCTGATGCAAATAATACAAGAGATATTATTGATTCTCAAACTCGTGGAACACAAGCAATTCTTGATAAATTATGTCAATTAGAATTAGATAACGTTAAATTACAAGTTGATGCTAAAAATGACAGAATTG